ATGATTGGTATCGTTGACCCATCGGTTGCTCACTACCTAGAGACTATCACTAACATCTCTAACATCTCGAACAACCCTCGTTGGGAAGGTATCGTTGAATCTGGTATCGCACCAGACATGCAGTTCGTTCGTAACGTGTACGGCATCGACTTGTTCGTGTCGAACTTGCTACCAACTGCTAACGAAACTATCGACGCAGGCGGCGGTAACCGTACAACTACTGACGGTGTAGCTAACATGTTCATGAACGTGAGCGATGTGGGCTTACTACCATTCGTAGTAGCATGGAAAGAAGCACCAACTACTGAGTCATTCATCGACCCATACAACTCAGACTTGAACACAGCGACTACAGCTCGTTGGGGTAATGGTCTAGTTCGTGATGAGAACTTAGTATGTGTGTTATCTAACCGCGACCAAGTAACATTCTAAGGGGGATGTAGATTATGTCACGTGAATCAATCACAGCAGGTGCAACGGCGGGTGGTACTCGTCGTGCAGCTACCCACTACGGTCGTCGTCTTGAAGAAGGTGCAAACGTTTCTGTCCACCACGTGGATGGTAATGTGTTCCGTCAGGAAACTACCTTCGGCTATGACCAACTACCGACGTTTACGTTGGATGAGCTACACCAGCGCATTCCAGCAGGCGCTCGTGTAATCAGCGCTACCATCAAGGTACACACTACATTCACAGCTACTACAGCAGTGAACGTGAACTTCGGCTTATATGAGCCAGATGGTACAGTCATCGACCTAGACGGTATCGACGCAGCAGTGACTATCGCTTCGCTAGTAGCAGGCGCGTACATTGACTGTGACGGTGCACTAGTTGGTGCAGGTTCAGGTCTAGCAGCAGCAGGCCAGCTTGTAGTAGCAGCTAACGTAGATGACCTAACAGCAGGTGAAGCTACTATCGTAATCGAATACGAGAAAGCGGATGACCGCCAACAATTGATGAATGGCTAACACCTAACATCTTTGTATATACTAAAGGGGGCTACGGCCCTCTTTTTATTTAGGAGCGTATATATGACTAACCACGTAGATTTACCAAACAGTGAACTACACGAACCGAAAGGCATGAAGCCGCTGACTGGCGGTGCTGCTGACATTGGTAAGGTGATTGTATCCAAGGGTGACGGTACAAGTGAGGCGCGTAAGCTCACACCAACAGACATTGAAGGGCTAGGAGCTGACTTACTATCCGGTACATTCTTCGATGACAACATGGCTACTACCACTATTGATGTGGCAGTGGAGGGTAAGGAGCACTACATCGTAGGCGCTGCCCCTACTCAGATTATCCAAGTACAGCTACCAGACCCAGTGGAGTATGCTGGTGTGCATGTGGCCCTGAAGCGTGTGGACACTAACCACGGTGACGGTAGTGAGGTGAAGTTCATCCCACAGGCTGCTGAGACTATTGAAGGTGCAGCAGAGCTAGCCATCACAATGCAGAACACATCCATCGTCGTGACATCAGATGGTACAAACTGGTACATCCTGAATGACATCTACCCGACTAAACTCAAGCACGGCTGGTTTAACTATAACGACCTAGCCACAGCTACCACACCTATCAGCCATACAGGTGGCGTAGACACCAAGCTAACGAATGACACTTTAGGCCCAGCCACACTCACTCCATTCCCACCAGAGGGTGTGACGCAAGTGTGGGACGAAGTTGCCAACCAATTTGATTGGACCGAGCTACGTAATGGGGATACTGTAGACATCCGTCTCGACTTGGAGATTACTACTGCCTCAGCTAATCAAGAGTTAGAGGTGTACATGAAGCTAGGTGTCGGCGGTACTGAAATCATCGTACCTATCATGGACAGGGTAATCAAGACAGCAGGTGCTATCCGTATTGTAGAGTTCTCTAGTGTATTCATGGGCGGTGATAACACGCTGTTGAACCCAGCAGAGCTGTACTTCTCGTCACCAAATAACGCTACCATTAAGGTGAATGGTTGGTACAACCGAGTAATCGGTATCAACGACACCTACTAAGGAGGTATCATGGCGATTCGTAAAGGTGCTGCTAACCGCTTCGCTCCTATCAAGGGGTGGGTGACTGAAGGCAACCTAGCCAACTACCAACAAGATGTAGCACTCGACATCCAGAACATGACCATCGACCAGACAGGATTGACCGAGCGGCGCTACGGATTCTTGTCTGAGTCTGGTGACCAAGCCCTGCTACCTGAGTTCACACAGAACGCACGGGAGCGTGGCCTAATCTCCATGAAGTCATGGCAGGGTGTAGGTGATGGACTTGAGCGTAACCTGCTTATCTTCCACTCCGGTAACTACATCTATGTGTTGGAGGACAAGAGTCCTATCTCGTTTGCTAACGTCATCCTCACTATCAACCTCACTCAAGGTGGTATTGCAGTGGATGGTGGGGTAGTAGAACCATGCCACATTTCAGTGGGTATCAACTTTGCTGTGGTAACCAACCCTCGCATTAACCCCGTATTAATCACGTATGACGGTCAGGAGGACGATGGGAGCCTCATCCTAGCCTACCGTACCCTTGACCTGAAAGTACGCACACGTGACCTCCTGAAGCCATTTACGGAGGGTCCGAATTACGGCACTGCTCTGACAGCAGAGGAAGAATGGAACTTATACAACTCTGGATGGCCTCGTTCAGCTCGTGCAAGTAACGATAGAGAAGGTGGTGCTACCTCTACGGTGACGCCTATTAAGTATTACTTCGACAAGCGTGGGTTCTACCCAACGCACTCAGTGCTGTACTCAGCTATGAAGCTATCCAGTGCTAAGGAAGTGGCGGCTGTCGGCGCATTCTCCCCTTGGGAAGATGAGAAGATTAACTTCGGTAACACCACTCCACCTTTAGGTCGATTCGTACACAGTGCCTACTCGTTTGACTCCCGCTCGATTATGCTTGAGCAATTGTCGGACCGTGAGGACACTGACCCTGAGTTCCCTGAAGGTACGATTCCTAAGCAGCTCCGCTTCCTCATCACAGATGAAGGTGAGACTGTAACGTGGACTGTACGAGACAGACCTCGCTGCTCTGCCTACCACAATGGTCATGTGTACTTTGCGGACAAGGACTACCAAGGTAAGACCCGCATCCTAGTGTCACAACTAGTGTCGGACTTCGACAACATCGAGAAGTGTTACCAAGATGCAGACCCATCGGCAGAGGAAATCAATGACCTGATTGCTACTGATGGCTTCAGTATGTTCCCAGTGGGTATGGGTACGGTACTCAACATGATTGAGTTCAACCGTGGCCTGATGATTATCGCAACGAATGGTGCATGGCAGATTAAAGGTACACAGGGTGGCGGTGCTACGGCTACTGACTTCACCATTGACCGTGTAGCGACGTTCGAGTTCTTCTCACCACAATCGGTGGTGGATACTGGTGCAGCAATCATTCTATTCTCAGAGCGGGGCATCATTGCTATCGGGACTAACGAGTTCGGTGACATCACATCGCAGAACCTAACGGATGCGACCATTGATGAGTATTACCAGACACTCCCTCGTTCTGTAATCAAGAACGTGAAAGGTACTTTCGTTACTGATGAGCGCCGATGCTACTGGTGTATACCGAATCCAGCAGATAGCTTGGGCAATAACCCATCGGATGCTGAGTTCGTACTAGTGCTGAACATGGACACAGGCGGCTTCTTCAAGTACACCACATCAGGTGGTCCGGTGTTACACCTACCGTACACCAAGCTAACCACTAACGTGGAGACTATCACTGACCCTATCACTGAGACAGATGGCACGCCTATCACCACTACTGGGGGTGAAGTGATTGGTACACAGCGTATCAAGACAACGTCTATCAAGTCAGAGGTTGGGTACTTCGCAAGTAACTACGACAACGGTACGTTGATTAACTTCTCAGCAGCAGCACTGGACGATACGTTCTATGATTGGAACAACATCGCAGGTGCTACACCGACTGATGCTAAAGCATTCATCGACTTCGCGTATGAGTATCCAGAGACTATGATAGGTGCAATCCAGATGCCGTATGTTCACTCGTTCTTCTTGAGTGGCATCCGTTCATCAACACCATCAATCGGTCAGGGAGCAACGTACCACACTGAGTACGCAGCTATCTCGTTTAATAAGCCAGAGTCACTTATGATTAAGGAGTATGCGGCAGCAACGTTCGTCAAACCAGAGGACTTGTTGACCGAGGAGATGGCAGTAGTATCGTTCTATAAACCTGACCCATTACACATTACTGGCATGGTTGTAGTATCATTCCATAAAGAAACCCCATAGGAGAAACACATGGCAATTTTAGATTTTGCAACTGGCTTCAGCTCAGCATTGGTGGGTAACACAGCCAACTATGAAGGTGGTGTACCTGACTCAGCTCAGAATGGTCACTACGTTCTTGAGGGAATCGAGGTGATTAACCAAGGTATCCGTGACAAGATTTGTAGCCTAAGCTGGACTGCGCGTACTGAGGTGTGGATTAGTTACTACCACTACCAAGACCAGCGAGACACAACTATCAACCAGCAAGAGATTCCCCCATTCATGATTGAGGGACTTAATGCTGATGGTGACCTACGTCGTTATGTTTACTTCGACGTTAACGCTACCAATGACAACCGTGTTGACCTAGTAGTTGATGGACGTGTCCTGATTCCGAGCATGAACCTAGTGCCAGCAGACGGTACACGTACCCGTGTTGATGTTCATATCAAGATGGATGCGGTGAACGGTGAAGCAGATGTGTGGTTTAACCAAGCCTTAGTTGGTACGTTCCGTGGTGACACTTCGGATGTAGAGCTAACAGACTTTGACCGCTGTTCAATGGGCTTCAGTGGTGACTGGGACTTCGGTGACTTCAGTCTTAAATGGTCAGCAGCATTCGCTGCCGATGAGGAATCAATCGGTATCACTATGGTGCAGCATGAGATTACTGGCAACGGTAGCCTACAGCAAATGTCCGGTGGATACACTGACATCAACACACTGAATGCGTTTGATGACGTGACTCGTCTTGAGTCCAACGCTACTAACCAGACCTCGACGTTTACGAAGGGCGCTACCCCGCCTATCTTCGGTACGGGCTATGACATCATCTCGGTGGGCCTATGCTCACGTGCAGCAGTAGGTGCAGCCAACAGTATCAACAACATCTCGCTAGTGATTGATGACCTGACGAACACAGTGGAGTCGGCAGACATCGCAGTTGACCAGTTGATTCAACCACGTAAGGCATTGTTCACTACTGCGCCAGATGGCGGGGCATGGACAGCAGCTAAGCTGGATGCAACGCAAGTCGGAGTTAAGAGTAAAGCATGATTCCATCGAACTTCCACAGTGCTCTACTTAGTGTGTCCTTTGATTGGTCATTGGATGCACGCACTGGCAAGATTACCCGCACTCAGGAAGCGTACAAGTACGAGCCTCGCCGTCTGTCTCAGGGCAGCGGTGAGCAAGACTACCCATACGAGGTGGTCGATACCAAGCTCCGCATTCGTGGGGCTGGTCGTGCTATGCGCATTCGATACGAGTCATCGGAAGGTAAAGACCTACGGCTATTAGGTTACTCCCTGATTGGCCTGAGCTTGAGCGATACGGAGGCTAGTAAATAATGCCTAAGCTAACCCTATTAGAAATGGTGGCACACGTAGCTGATAAGATTAGCTCCGATGAAGTGTCCACATTAGCGACAGACTCAGTTGAGGTGGAGGAGATTACCAAGCTAGTGCTTGAGGTGTTGGAAGACATCATCTACCGCAACGACTGGGAGTTCCTACGTGACCGACCAATGCAGTTGACGGCAGGCACTAACGAGATTGAACTCACCATCCCGACCAATGTGAAGAAGATTCAGACAGTGCGCTACCGCTTTGTCGATGCAGGCATTCAGTCAGGCTTCCGCACACTACAGTACATGCACCCTGATGAGTTCATCCAACGCTTGCAGAACAACCGTCCAACAGAGCCAGACACGGCTACTGTCATCATCAATGGCATGGAGTTGTACCCACGTACCAACCGCCAGCCTAGATACTGGACATCGTTTAACGAGCAGACCATTGTGTTTGATAGCTATGACGCAGCAGAGAACCCATCTGGTGTTGAGGCGACAGATAGCACAATCCTTGCTACAATCTATCTAGACTTCACAGGCAGTGACATCGAGACATGGGTAGCCCCTATCCCTGAACAGTTGTTCACTCTCTGGAAGCAAGAGTCAGTAGCCGAAGCATTCGTGCAACTGCGACAATCTGAAAACCCTAGAGCTGAACGCCGTTCCCGCCGCACTTATATTCAGCAGATTAAGAAAGAGCCAGTCACTAACAAGGACGAAGGCAGTAAGGAAGTAAACTATGGACGCAAGTAACGAAGATAGAGTACGTCGCCAGATGACAAAGAAGGCACACGAGACTTACATCGGCACGGATAGTACAGGTGCAGAGTATTGGTTAATCCCTTTCAGTGAGAAGACTGTAGGTAACCGTAAGTTCGAGATTCGTAAGAGTAAGAAGGCAGTTCCTAAGATGCTGCAAGGTATGATTACGGATGCAGGCACAGCGGTACGCTTATTCAACCAGCACATCCAGCATGAGAAAGCAAAGAAGAAACCTGCGGCTAAGGCGGCAGAGAAGTAAAAGTTACTTTCATCTAAACAGGGGCTACTAAGGTGGCCCTTTTTCTTTTAAGGACAGACTATGAAGATTTTCAAAGCCAATGTGGAATGGTTCGTGAACAACGGTGGCCCTGCCCTAGCAGTAGCACACCTTGATGAAGCTATGCCTGTGACGGCAGCTAAGGGAGAGTTCCGTGAGGTGGACTACAAGACCTACATGGAGCTGGAACTAACAGGGAGCTTACTCATTCTGGTGGCCTTGGATGACGATGAGAAGTTAGTGGGGTATGTAGTGGGTACAGCAACCCCGTCTATCCACAACAAGGGCTTCTTTGAGTTTAACACCACTGCGTTTTATACTGTGCCAGAGCAGAGAGGCGCAGGTATCGGGCGAATGTTATTCGACGGATTGCAACAGGTGTGCTCTGATTGTGGCGTGAGTGAGATTAACTACGTCGTGAGTGAGGGACAGCCTATGACCCATGAGGTGGTCCAGAAATTAGGTCTAATCAAGACCGAGACTATCTATACATTGAAGGTAAACCATGAGTAAAGTAGTTCAAACAGTAGCAGGTGCAGCCATCGGCTTCTTTACGGGCGGTCCGATTGGTGCAGTCGTTGGTGCAGTGGGAGCATTTGCCTCAGCATCAGCAGCAGAGAAGCGTGAGGAAGCAGCCAACCGCTCTATCCAAGAGCAGCAGAAGGCCAACGCTATCAACAATGCTCAGCAGGCTATCAACCGACAGCGTCAGATTCGTCAGTCACTAGCTGAAGCCCGTGTTCGTAGAGCGCAGATTACAGCCCGTGCATTTGAAGGCGGCCCAGCAGGTGCAGGTCAGAGCATCACAGGTGATACAGGCTCAGCCATTGGTAACGCACTGACACAGCAGGGCGCAGCATTTGGTATCTCCACAGCACAGAACAGAGCAGCCTCGTTCAACCGTGAAGCACAAAGCTCTAACAGCTTCGACACCCTAGCAGGTATCGCTGGTCTATTCAGTCAAGGCTTGTCATTCGCACAAGGTGGCGGATTCCAAGGACTGTTCCAACGTAGTGGTGGTCCAGCTCCAGTGACAGACCTAACAGGTTAAGAGGGCATTATGGCTAACGCAGATGAATTGAAGAACCTAGAAGCTACGCTATCAGGCACAGCCGATGAGAATGTAATGCCATCCACTGACATGGTGGGTGCATTCCTCTCTCCTACTCCAATGGTCACGCCTCGCGTGGCCTCTATGTATGCAGGGCAGGCAGCTATGATTGCAGGCCAACCGTATGAGGTTGAGCAGAAGCATGGGGCAGCAGCCGCAACAGACCCGAAGCTCTACAAAGACCAGACAACACAGCAATGGTATGCCGAGAAGAAAGCATCTGGCATGGAGCGCCTATCGCAGACACAGTTTGCGTCGGCTGAAGTGCTACAGGAAGCAGTGATTGCAGAGCAGCAGCGCATCAATAACCTTGAGGCTGGTGAAACTGGCCCAGTAGCAGGTGAGGTGGCATACGTTACTAACGCTGCACCAGAAGGTGATGCTGAGTTACTGGCTGAGAAGGCGTATGAGTTGGCCCTGTCCACTGAGATGAAAGCTCTCACTGATGGACTATCTATGGGCGAGGCTGTCGCTAACTTTGCAGGCTACCTACTACCATTCGGTGAAGCAGCAGATGTTCAGGACATCGCTGACTCGGTGAAGAACCAACCAGAGCTAGCAGCCGTAGCTGGTGAGGACTTGGAGGCGTTCATTGATAACTGGCAGGCACTACCTGCACAGCGTCGTACTGAGCTACTACCGTTCCTATCCCAAGCTATCTTGGATGCAACTAGCACACTGGGCTACACAGAGAATGAGCTGAAGGCATCACAGTTCTTGAGTGCGTTCCTTGAGTTCGACCCAGCAGAGACACTACGTAAGCAGCAGTTTGAAGACGTGGCATTCTCAGCATTCGACTTCATCCCTACCACTGGGGTGGTGAAGGCTATGAAGCCTACGGAGAAGGTGCTTGCTCGTAACACTGTGGCTAAGGCTGTGGATGAGGCGTTGAACAAGACGCACGCAGCTAAGGTGGCGTCAGATGTAGGTGATGTGAACGCAGCAGCAGCGCATACGCTAGCTGGTACGCTGGATGATGTGACAGCAGACGCACTGGGTACTACCCGTGTCGATGCAGCTATGTCAGCCCTACCACTTGAGACTTCCACGTGGTTCAAGCGCGTAGTGGATGATGACAAGCTACCGTCAGCAGTGGCAGACCGTATGAATAAGATTGCTGCGGAAGCTAATGGCTTTACGTCTACGCTATCTGAGGCTAATGGCCTAGTACGTCAGGGTATCCTGTCACCAGCAGAGCGAGTGCAGGTGCATAAGTTCTGGAATGATGACATGAAGGCGTTGGGCGAGGACTACCTAACTCAGAACCTAGAGATGGATAACCTCCGTATCGTGAAGGAAGGGAAGGATGGGTTCACCTATCAGTACACACTGAAGGATAAGAACGTACCTACTACACCGGACGGTAAAGAGAAGCTGGTACTGAAGCAAGGGCAAGTTAAGTTCACGCTTAACGATGTGACTGGTAACTTCAGTGCAACAGTGAATGACCCACTGGCACAGAACACCATCGCTAATAAAGCACTGTCCCCTGCTACATGGTCACGCCGTGGTGAGACTGGTGACTTTAACTTCGAGGTGACTAGCCAATTCGTAGGTGATGACGTATCAACTGCATACCAGACTAAGGTGGAGCAGGCATTGAACTGGGCTTTCGAGCCAGTGTCCAAGGCACGTCAGAGTGGCCTGCGTAAGATGGTGGAAGATGTGATTGTTGCGGGTGATGAGTATGTGAATGAGTCAGGTCAGACAGTGGGCCGTACATTTACGCCAACAGAACTGGCAGCAGGTGTGGAAACACCAGCAGGTACTATCCGACTCACTGACCCAGCGGCAGTGGAGACTTACTACCGTGTCCGTGCTTATGCAGACAGCATGTTCCAACTGGAAGATTCAGTGATTAAACGTGAGCTAGAGCTAGGTGGGTTCACAGAGGTGAGGCTACATGCCCTACCACGAAGCCTAGACGATAGCGCCACGGTGCGAAACGTGCGTGATGCGATGGATACCATTGCTAAACCTTACAACGACGTTACAGGCGCTCTCAGCGCGATGCGTAACAAGCGTGGTCAAGGCGTATGGGATGACCGTGCAGGTGCTACAGTCGATTTGACTGAGGACTATGTACGTCAAGTGTACGATGAGGGTGATGTGTTAGTGAGAATGCGCTCGGACTGGAATACCAAAGGTACTGGTGAGCTAGATGGTAGCGGTGAGTTCGTGCAGTTCGCACGTGTGAGCAAGGACAGAGTGAAAGCAGCACTACCGGAGAACGTACTCCAATATCGTGACGGCTACTTCCCTAAGATTAGTGAGGCAGAGTATTTCGTTACACGTACCCAGAAGCTATATGCTCGTGGTCGTGATGGACTACAGCGCACTGAAGCACTGCGTGGGTTCAACAGCTTGGCTGATGCTAAGACATTCCGTGAACAGCAGGTGGCGCGTTACATGCGTGAGAAGGGAGCATCCCGTGCTGAGGCAGAGGACATCTTCCCTGAAGTGAAAGCATCCATTGACCTCACTCCAGCGGAACGCTTGGAGGGTGCAGTGGCTAGACATGCTGGCTTGTACCACGGAGCACGTTCTAAGGACGAGCTACTGTTCGGTCTATCTGGTCAGAAGATGGCACGTGTGAATCCTATCGAGGCATTCCAGCGCCACGCTGCTCACTTGGGTAACTTCTTCAACATGAATGAAGTGCGCATTGCACGTGAGAAACGCTGGCTGAATACAGTGCGTCAAGAGTTTCCAGAGGTGGAGGTACGTGGGTTCGATAACACTGCCATCCCTACTGGTACGAAGAAGGCTAAGGCTATCGAGGCTATGCGTACACAGATTCGTGAGTGGAATAACATCCCTACTCGTGAGGAAGCGCTGTTCGAAACAGGCGTACAGAAGCTACATGACTGGGCTTTGTATGGTGTGCGTCGTATGGGCTATGCAGATAAGGAGAGTGTGAAGTCATTGAACTGGCTGAAGCACGCCAATGGTTATGCTGCTCTGAAGTCAGCTACCATGCACGGCCTACTAGGTGTACTTAACCCTGCACAATGGTACGTACAAGGCTCAGCTATGGCGATTGCCATGTCTAAGTTCCCACGTCACGCAGGTGCAGCACTTAAAGCAGTACCGCAGATGTCTATCCTAGATAACATCAAGAGCGTGAAGGGTGCAGAAGAAGCCATCCGTATTATGAAACGTGGAGGATTGTTAAGTGAACGAGCGGAAGCTAGCTATCGTGCTTGGAATCGCACTGGTTTGCAGGAAGCTGTATTCAATAACTCCGATTTGCAGCGTGTATCTGGTTTTGGATTGGGTTATACCGCTAAAACTATTCGCTCCTTGGACTTCCTTTCCCTACTACCTTATCGTGCTGGTGAGTTAGCAGCCCGTCGTGCGACATTCGTCACCGAGTTTGAGGAATGGGTGAGACGTACTGGGCGTACAGACCCGACTGATGTGGAGTTGACTCAGATTCTTGAAGAAGTACACAAGGACTTGCTGACTCTTGGCCCTGCTAACAAGGCATGGTGGCAAGGTGGTGCTAACGCAGGCTCTATCCGCCAAGCATTGGGTGTGGCTACACAGTTTATGCAGGTGGGTACGAAGACACTAGAGCTGGCTCTGAAGAATGAGGGACGAGGTGGCCTAACTAGCGGTCAACGTCTACGTATTCTGATGGGACAGACTGCACTGTTCGGTGCGGCTGGTGTTCCATTCGCTTCATGGATGGTACAGGGAATCAAAGAGTTTGCAGGTGTGAATGAACTGGACCCAGTGGTGGCAGATGCTATCAACCAAGGCATGATTGGTGTGGCAGGTAACTGGGCTGCGGGTGCACTGGATACAGATGAGTCATTAGACGAGTATGCAGACCGCATCTTGAATGGTGGTTACCAACCTACTATCCAGATTAGTGAGCGTTTCGGTATCGGTGCGCAGACAACTGAGATGGTTAAGGAGTGGTTCACCAATGAAGACCCGCTCATCGTTAAGATGGCAGGCCCAGCAGGTGGTGGTGTACTAGGTCGTATCTATGAGGGATTGCAAGAGGCGTATGTCGTAGCTTCAGCAGACTTCACAGACTACCAAGAGCTAGATGCCCAGCAGTATGAGCTGGCTATCAGCGTATTAGCACAGGCACTAGGTGAAGTACCAAGCACACTACGTAACGCAGTGAAAGCTCAGCTAATGTCCAACCACCAACGTGTGTTGAACTCTAGTGGTAAGCTACAAATTGCTAAGGACTTCTACCCGTCCGAGATTCTGGCTACCTACTTGGGCTTCCAGACAGTGGATGAAGTGCAGACCCGCTTACTACAGCAGGACGATAGAGCTACGCAGGAGGCCATCCAAGCCTACGCTGCGGTGCGTACTAACATTGCACACAAAGCTATCTACAGCATGAGCCTAGATGAGAGACAGATGGCTGCACTAGCCTACGCACTACAGGTGCTAGATACTTCAGTCGGTCCATACATCGGGGCTAAAGGTCGAGACGCATACGTGGAGCGTGTACTGAATGTCCGTGAGCAGAGTGTGAAGGAGCAGCAGATTCAGAAGTTCATCGAACGCACTGCCCCTGAAAAACTTTCTAATGATGCTATTATGGATAGCAAGACATTCAACAGTGAGCGCCCATTGGTGCAACCATTCAGCCAGTGGCTAAACAAGAAAGAGGCAGATTAATATGGCAGGTCCATTCGCAACAAGCGGTAACAACGCAGGCGACCTATCACCAGTCCAACTACGTGGGGGTGCTTCTGCCCCTATCGTACCAGACCCAAAGCTAGGTGCTATCGCAGCAGCAGGTGAGGCTATCGAGACTGTGTCTCAGGTGAGCCAGCAACGCCTACAGAATCAGGCAGTGACAGGAATCCAGTCTGAGATTCAGAGTGTACGTGATGCACTACAGATTGCTAAGGAAGGCACAGCCACAACTGTGTTCACGGCTGAAGCATTGAAAGACCCGTACATCAAGCAGGTGTTCTCGGAGTTCAATGACATTCAATCGGCCTCATTCCAAGGCAAGTTCCCACAAGAGATGGCACTACAGCGTATGGATGCACTACTGTCCGAGGCTATCAGCCGTCGTCCTCAGTATGCAGAGGCCATCCGTAAGGCAGCTAACGAGACAGCAGGGGCTAACATCTCCGCTAAGTTCTTCGACCAGCTAATGACTGAGACTCCTGAGCAACAGGCGTTCGAACGTCTAACTCAAGAGGCTGCATTCTACGGTATCGAGCAAGGTACATACCGCAACCTAGTGAACCAACAGTTCCAGCGTGACCAGATTGTAAATCAGATTGACTTCGATAAGGCGCAAGGCACTGTCACATTAGGACAGCTACGTAACCAAGCCAACAACATGGTGTTTGGTCTAACTCAGGACATCATGGGAGCTATACGAGCAGCCACCGCACAGGGTGGTGTAGCTAATCCAGAGGAATACCGTCAGTTCGTATCACAACAGATGACTATGATTCGCCAACGTGTGCTAGGTAACGTCCCAGCTACAGTGACTAGCTCAGACCTCAACTCAGTGACAGCTCAATTGGACTCAGCAGAGGAACGTCTGTTTGCACAGATTGATAATGGCTCGATGGTTAAGCTAGCGACAGAACGTACTGACCTATTCTCGGCCCTATCTAAGCAGAGCGCACAGCAAGGCGCACCAGATGCGATGATGATTCTCGAACTACTAGGCACAGAGCAAGGTCTGAAGTACCTAGATGAAGTGGCTAAGGTGGAAGCTAACCCAACAGGGTACAAGTCTATCTTCATGAACAACCGTGGCGGTACAGCTAACCTAGTGGACGGTATGCTGATGCAAGGTCAACGCTTAGGTCTAATCCTAAACGGTGAAGAAGAACCACGTGATGACGTAGAGCGTACACAAGCAGGTACTATGGCAGCTCAATCCCTACAGGGTGGAGCAGTGGACCAGCAAGGTAAGGTTATTATCACTCCGCAGAAAGCACAGCGTTTGGTACAGGTGGTGGAAGGTATGGGTGTGGACTATTCACTCACTGCACTGTCTGACCCGAAGGTGGCACAGACTGTGGCAGGTATCAAAGAGACTCATGGACAGGTGATTGCAGTGTACAAGCGAGGGGAGTCAGCACTACAGCGTGAGTACAACCAGCTCAAAGCTGAGGGCTTCCTAAGTGACGGGGATATTCAGGTGAAGAATGGACAGTTGTTCGTGGACTATGGCAATAGAGCAGCCAACCTAGATGCAGGTGGTCGAGCTAACATGTCGTCATCCATTGACACGTTCATCCGTAATGCAAACCTCACACTACGTATGGGCCAAACCTATCAGGCTCGTGGTGTATTCCCTGACACTGTATTCAAGAACACAGGTGCACTGATTGAATCCATTGTGAAACAGGAGGTGGCAGTTGAGAACACTGAGACAGGTAATGATAGCGTCATCCGTTATGACATTGATGCTAGCGGCAACCTCTTTATCGTGGAGTAGTGACATGCAGAAGGTAGAGTTCCAAGGAAGACAGTTCGAGTTCCCGACTCAGGCAAGCAAGGAACAGATTGAAGGCGCATTACAACAGTACCTACAGAGCCAGCCCACTGCGGCTGGTATCTCTACGCCTGACAAGAGCGCAGCTATGCGTACAGAGGAGCAGTATGCCCCAACTGAAAGTTACTTGGGAGAAGGCGAGAGCCCACAGCTACAAGCACTGCACAAAATGAACAAGGAACAGCGTCAGTTCGCTGATGCTATTGCAGAGGTGGAGACAGGAGGGCTTCAGAATCGCAGCGTGCGTACTCAGGTGAAGCCGAACGGTGATGGGGCAGGGTCTAGTGCCTATGGCACGTATCAAATCACTCACGGGCTTCTGGGTGGCTATATCAATAACAGGGTGGTGGAGTTTTCTGAGCAGGAAATGACAGCAGCTCAAGAGCTACTACGTCGTCAAGAGATTAGCTTGGCTATTGGGGGTAGGGATAGAGCGAAGTATCAGGCAGGTGGTGCGAAGCATGGGCAGGCAGTAGCATGGGCTAAGTCCTACGGCTATGAAGATGTGGACTCGTTCCTAGATGCGTTCGATTATGGCGGCACTCTAGGTCTGAGTAATGATGCAGAGTTTCAGGTGTTGTATGAGTCGATTGCACGTAAGATGCTTAACCGACATCTGAAGGATGCGGGTGGTGACCCGTTCAAGGCAGCACGCCAGTGGCATGGTGGACCTAAAGGTGCGGGTAAGAAGACAGATATGTATGAGCAAAAGGTAAGGAAAGTGTATGAGCGAAGTAATTAAGAAAGGTGTGTGGTGGGTAGAGGTGGATGCTAAGGGGAAGGAGCTGAAGCGTAGCCGAAACCGATTCGAGCCTAGTAAGAAAGCAGCGCCTAAGAAGAAGGCAGCAGCTAAGAAATAAAAAGGGGGAGCATTAGCTCCCTCTCTTAGTATAGTGACACAGTGAGTGAGAAGGCACGGTACTCGGTGTCTGCGAGTATAGCCTCCATCGGTTGCTCTAGGTGAGCACTAGCAGCCGCATCATCCTTGAAGGGCTTATCTATACGGATGAGCTGCACCTCAGTAGGTGGTTTAATCAGGTCACGTGCATGGCACTGGTCAAGACTGCTCTCGATGTTCATAGTCTCAATCAACTTCTCCATACAAGCGACTGCCATATCCTCAGCTACAGCACGTAGCGCTGCTCCATGCATATCGAACTGAGAGAACTTAGCTTTGTAATCATCCACCACAGCAGCAACGTACTTGTCACCTAGCATTGTGACGTACTTCATTTCATTCAGTGCGCCCAGTGTGCGGAAGCGGTAGATAATCATACATGCCTCCGCTTTACTGCGTCTGCGAAGTCAGTGATGGTGTCATGAACTCCTCGCATGTGGTTCCATCGCACTGTTGGCGGGATGGATACACTCTCAGCAACGTGGACAGTGGCCTGATACAAGGCTTCCGATGGTTCGCTGGTAAGGCTTTCAAGTATGTGCGCTTTGATAAGCTGCTTAGTGAGTAGCTGCGCCACACCGTACAGGTTGACAGGGTTGGCTTCATCGCAAGGGTACTCAGCACATACCACAGTATCGCGTAGCTTAGCCGCAAAACGTATCTCACCACTTTTTGCAGTGCCGTCATAATATCTAATAACATTGTCTTTACTCATCTCCTTGCTCCTGTTGAGGTGGTTGGAATAGACCGACTGTACCACCAGTACCAGAGTCACGTGTCATTGCATACTGCACTGCTTCCACAGCACTCATGCCCATGTCCATAGCAGCCAATGCAAAGGTGTCACCGCTACCGATAGCGTAGTTGTACGTTAAGTCCCACTGTACTTGCTCAGCTTCAGCATTGTGAGTGTGCAGGTTGTACGCTACAAACTTGTCCTGCTCTGCGAAGTAGACGATAGCGCTCATCGACATATTGCGGCAATGCGTTAAGTCTTCCTCACACAGCCCTTCATCCCACAGACTAGTGACCTGTTCGATTAGAGGCACATCACCAGCAGCAGCTATAACATCACCGCTCTCGCAAGTGAATAACTTGCTCTCGTTGTCGTTGATAATCATGCCATCAGGTAGGCAGGCACGTCCATCGGTTGCGATGGTACGAGACTCATGGCGGTATGTGATTGTAGTCATAGGATTTCCTTACGAAGAAAGGGGCACGAAGCCCCCATCTTATTTCTTGGTTTGTTCAGAGAGTAGGCGCTCGTTCTTCAGAGCATCTGGATTAGCACCTGCTTCTTTCAGGCGGTCCTGCTTCTGCTCGAACTCCTCGTCAGCGAACCCCGCTTCCCAAGGGCGCTTGCCCTCACGTGTCACTGTACGTTTCTCTTGCTTGTCTTCTGGTTTACTCATCAGCTAACTCCTGTAGTTCTCGATAAGTTTCTATGGTCACAAAGATAAGGCGTTCACTCTCTTGGAATGCCACAGGTACATCACCTTCTTCCCAATCAGCGAACATCTTGAACCATTCTTCGGGCCGTACTTGTACTTCCCATCCATCCTGTAGCACAGGAAGTATAGACTCAACAACGGGTGTCATGCTAGTCGAGCCATTCACTCAGTGCACCGGAGACACCGTCACCCATCTCTACGTCCATGCCCACTTCATATTCGAGGTAGGCGATTGCATCCACCAATGAGCAGCCCCACGTCTTGCATCGGTAGTAGAGGTAGATACCTACACTGCGTGACTTACCTTGGTTACAGTTGATGAGGACAGGTACTCCCATTGCACAGGCATTAGTGATGATGGTCACTGCGTCATCGAAGATAGCCTTCGGAATAAACTCAGGCTTCGGGGAGTCAACCAAGTTGTACGCAACGAACGTTTCACGGTGTGCCATCAGGTACTCATCGCTGTCCTTCGGAGCAGCACGTCCAGTGTACCCCACTGCCTTGCGGTGGTATGGTTCTTTAGCTGCATGTACGCAGTAGCCGCCTTCATGGTCAGCGTAGAACTCATCTACGTCTGCATCACATCCGATGAATACACCATCTTCTACTTCAATCATTTGCTTGCTCCCTTAGTCGTAGCTGTGTAGCTCATGTAGTGCTTGGCCTTAGCCACAGTGTCGTGGTGTATCACCTCTGACACGTCGCCATTACCATTCGTCTTCCATGTGACATTACTGTCACGGTGTACCTTGCCACCCTTACAAGTGGCGTGTGCTGTTCGAAATTTCATAGACCTTCAATCTCCGATTCATTGCCGTCATAGTCACGGCATATGTCTGCGGCTGCACGTAATTCCGCGATGGCATTTAGCGCATACGGTTCTTCTTTCTCGATGTGGTTAGCCAACGCCTCAAGGACGTCAGCTACATCACCTAAATCACTGGCACGAATCACTTGTTATCCCCTTTGTATTCGTCGTAGTCTTCCAGAATCATCACCAGTTCGTACATGTCTGCCTTATCCAAGGACAGTTCCACTTCGACATCGCCATCACCTAACTCATCGTAGTTGGAGATGAATGATTCATAGTCCATACCTGCTAGCAACAGCTCTGCAACGGAGCGTAGCTTGGCAGCACTAAAGGCTTTAGGACCAGAGCCTCGGACTTTGTTTCCGCCCTTGTTCTCTGCCTTCTTTAGCATGTGCTCTAGGTGATTGAGTGCCTTGTCACCATGCTTGATGATGGCCTCAACAGCCACAGTACCGGACACCTTCTCTGCTCTTACAAGCTCTTTGATTTCTTCAGGAGCTTCTGCCAGTAGGAGCTTGTTGTTGACGGCGGTACGGCTAATACCCAAGCGCTTAGCAAGGGACTCAGGGGTGTAGTCACCTTCGGCCTTGATGTCAGCAATGACTTCAGCATCTTGCAGGTAGGTAAGTGGTAGGCCAGATGTACTCGCTCGCATTGTAACCTTGCGGTCAGCGGCTGAGCCTTTCCATTCTTTGACGAGGAGCAGGTCATCGTGTCCCTCCTGTTCTGCGAGTTGTTCTTTAGCAAGGTGACGGTGGAAGCCTTCAATTACATGTGGTACACCTTCGCGCATCTCTACCAGTACGGCAGGCATCCACTCATCTTCACGCATTGAGTGCTTCCAACGTTCGAGGTGTTCTACATCTAGGTCACGGATGTTCTCGTCCCAGTTACATACGATGGATGCGATAGGGATGAGGAACTCTTTCTGTAGCGATGCACCGCTGTCCTTTGTTGCGTTGTACACGCCGCTTAGTGAGTTAGATTTTCTAGCCATATTGCCTCCTAGCAATTTCTACGGTAATCAGTTGCCACACTTCAGGGTCACGTTTAATCCACCACTTGGCATGGGCACGTAACTGTGGCAGTGAATAGGTTTGGAAACGATTGAGCAACCGCACCCGATAGATGCGGCTGTCACTTAGTCGGATGATGTTGGACATGCGAGTAGTATCTCCCCATCTGGATGCTTGAACACAATGTTGTCCACGTCCGGTAGGGAGCACTGCTCTAGCACAGTGAGAACTACGCGCTTGTAGCCTTCAATCATGCCTTGTTGGATGCCATAGTTGTAGGCATTGCTGAGTAGGTTACGCACGTTGCGCTCCTTCTCCGCTACTTGCTCTGCTGTGTAGCAGGACACCTGCACGTCACTGGCTTCCATCGCGTCTGAGTAGAACATTAGCAAGATGGCTAATGCTACAGCTAGTATGATGTAACCTAGACGGCCTTGGTTCTTCTGTGGATTACTCATTGTACTTCTCCTTCAGATAGGCAGTGAACGTCTCGATACGTACCGCCTCGTTGTTTCCTTCAGGGAGGCCCAGCTTTGAAAGTTGCTTTCGCATTGGACCAGCTTTGAGCTTCTTGAAAGCAGCCAGCTCTTGCTGCATAGGTACTTCTTCCCACGTACAGCCAGTACGCTGCATGGTGTTCACCTTCTCGTGACAGCCCTTACAGATTTCACGGATGTCGTCGTAGCCTACCCACCACATACGGTGTAGCCATTCGATGAACTCGTCGTGGTTAGAGAATCCGTACCCACCTTCGAGGTGGTCCACTTGTAACTGGGAGACAGGGAACCATTGCTCACAAATCTCACAGCTTCTCAGCTTCTTGGTACGGGGCGATAGCTTCACACCAATAGGGTAGCCTTCCTCTATGGCTGTAGACACAGCTACGGCTGTTCTACTGGCTGTGTAGCGGTGTTTGATTGGGTGTCTAGCCCATATCTTACGGATACCAGAGCGTCCGAACTTAGATAGGAAGTCGTTCTCATCCTTCCACAAATCTGGAGCATCCTCCCACGGTTTACTTTTAGCCATACATCACCACTTCTTACCACCCGCTGCATCACGCACTTCAGGGTCATGGTCAGGTCTGTTCTTGTTGTACTGAATCTTGGCTTCCATGATTTGCTCCATGCAGTAGCCTTCACGAGCTACGATACGGTAGGCCAAGACAGCCGCACGCTGTAGCTGATGGGTATGGAACAAGTTACCACGCTGTAGCCACGCCTCACTGATGCAGGCATGTAGGTTTGCTAGGTCAGTGGGCATGTCATCAGTCAGCTTCCATTCAGATAGCCCGTCATCCCAGTTCACCTTCTTAGCACCGAGGTAATCAAGGATACGGATAGCTGTGTCCGCCATCTCTACCACCACCATCGGGTACTCCACGAGATGGGTGTCCAGTAGTATCTTGCGTAGACCTTCGACACCTTCACTCACTTCGGAGTGGAACAGGCAGATGAACTGAGCTGTGCTGCGCTCGCCAGTGTGCCAACCTTTCTCACAGTTCTGCTTGTAGATGGCAGGCTGTATCTGCTTGTAGTAATCAGTGATGATGTGTAGTGGTTTAGCCATCGGCAATCTCCCATGTGTTAGTGATGATAAGTGACTCGCCCTCAGCAAGAGGCATTACTGCACCTAGCGCAAGCTGTGGCATTACGTCGCCTACTTCGTAGCCATCTTCTGAGTCTTTCTGCTGAATGACTGTAGCTCTAGCAGCTCTGCCATTTATAGCCGTGATTAGGACTACACGCCCTGCATCAGTTATAGCCCAGTAAGGCAGCTTCAATTCCTTCTTAGGCTCGTAAGGTATTCTGTCGTGTTGGATTAGGTAGCCCATGCTAGTCCCCCCATGTGAACTTGGTGTGTTGGTAACGACGTAGGAACAGTAGGTTAGCTGTCTCACACAGCATCTCCTGCCACGTCAGGTGAGTGATGCCATCTTCTGCCATGACACCGTCTGGATACTTGCGTTCGTATTCTTGGGCAACGAACTTAGCCATGTCCCCTTCAGTAATGAACTGACTGATAGCAGCAGTCGAGGTCTTGATACCCCAGCCTGACTTCTGTCTATCACCGGACAGTCCTTTGATGTTATCAATGCGGTCACCCATCAACATCTGGATGTATAGGTTACGGCAAGCCTCAAGCTCCGTGACATACACCACACCTTCCTTCATCTTGTTCGGGTTGAGGTGGTAGCCCATCACTGTGCGTAAGTCCTTATCGGGTGAGCACACAATCACACGGCCCACGTTGTTACGTGCAGCAGATGCCATCGAGTCGTCGGCCTCCAAGCCTTGGCACACGGTGGCCTTGAACGCCTTCTCCATGAATGAACGGATGTCGTCATAGTAGACAGGCTTCTCCATATCCTTACGGTTATCTTTGTAACCTTGGATGGTGGCATCATCATTGCGCCATAGCGTAGAGCCTTTGGTTAAGAACCACGCCTGCTTAGCACCACGCACAGCAGTGTTAATCTGCTTCTTCTTGTTACGTAGTATGAGGCGGCACTTATCAAAGTCTTCCACCCAGTGGAGGGTGTCTAAGTTATCGAAGTCAATGTTAGCAGCACGGTCTGGATGTTTCTTACACCACGCATTGAACTCTGACTTCTTAACCCAATGCCCTACGAACTTACCATCCTTCGTATAAGCAATAGGCTCGTTGTGTTCAACAGAGAACCCCGCTGCGTACACGAACGGGTCGCCATCTACCAGTGTTCGACATTCTTTGAAAGGGAGTTTGTCACGTACTGGCTCGTCGGTGAGTGGCTCGAATGGGTCTGCCATATAGGGCAAAGGGTTAATCAGCATTGCCTACTCCTTGGGTAAGATTTCCCACTTACCTTCACCATTGTCTTTCGCTTGGTGTGTATCACCTAGCCCCTTACGTTCGATGAACGCCTTAGCCTTGTCTTCATTGAAGAAGAACTTAGGCTTACCATCCATGCCTAGTGACTTATCCTTCGCCATAGTCTGCCTCCTTAGCTATGCAGCACTTCTTGTACTTCTTACCACTACCACAAGGGCAGCACTTATTACGCTGGTTATTCTTAACACGACGGCGCTCTTGCACCAGTGTGACTCGGCGCTCAGCGCGGGGCATTTCTTCTAGCAGTTCTGCCTCTGCCTGAGTGAGCCTCTCTAGCTCTCCCTTATCCACCATGCGGTCAATAGCTTCTGCTTCTGCTTCTGCTTCACTGAAGCGCATTAGCTCTAGGCTTCTATTGTCCATCTTCCTGCCCCTTCAGCTTGGTGTGTAGTTCTTGTAGCTGTGCTACATCCAGACCCTCCAACTCACGTCGGATACCTGCACGGCTAGGTACACCCACCTGTGACACATCGTGGATGTCAGCAAAGCGGTGCGCCAAACGCATAGCCACTTCGTTCTTGAATACGAATCCGCTGTTCGTCCATGCAGAGTGTGGCTTCTTGCCACGGCTACGGTTGCGCTTAGCACGCTTGGTTTGCAGTGCGTTACGCTCTTGCTTAGTAGTGTGTTCTTTCTTCATCGGTTGTCTTCCTCTAGTACAACATACGATACGCGCTTAATCTTAACGCGCTCCTTCTGGCTTTGGATGCTGGATAGCACTCGGCAGATTGAGGACTTATGTATCCCCAGCTCGAACTCTATCTCAGCGAGGGAAGCCTTACCCCCTTTCTCTATGATGAAGTCAACGACGGTATCAAGCTGTGACTTGTACTCGTACGTGTTCTCCTCATCCCAGATGTACACCCCATCACGTAGACGCTGGCAGCATGTCAGTGTTCTAGTTAGACGGGCCATACGATTAGAACAATCATGACGCGACAGGTCACCCAGTGCCTTAGACACCTGAAGGGGAGACACTTCCTCCCCCTTGTGTTGCTCCCACCACTCAATGATGCGCGTCTCTATCGTAGCCTTCGTTCCCACTGGCTCATCTGAGTAGACGAACTCACCCTGACCTACACGGTAGATGCCGACGTCTTGGTTGTACGTCAGTCTATACAGGGCTGTACGGGTGGAGGCGAATGGTAGGTCCAATGCGTTAGCAATGTGCTGAGCTGTCTTGGCCTTACCTTTGAATGACTTTAGGTAGTCGTGTATCAGTTGAGTGTTGGCTTTCATATTAGATGTCCTCGTCGTAGCTATCGCGGGTGACAGTTACTTTCAGCACGTATGGCTGACCGTGTTCATCGAACTGTAGTTCCTTGAACTGCTTAGCACCAACCAGTGCTTTCAGATTCTTGACCTGTGTCGCAGTCTCGATGGTCATGATGAGAGACTTCTCCTCGAAGCCACGTTCAATCTCCTCATCCTCGACACCTGCTGCACGGAGTTTAGCTTTGAGACGTTCAATCTCTGCTTCAGCTTCAGTCTGCTTCTTAGCCTGTGCTTTCTTAGCAGCTTCTTCGTCTGCCTTCTTACGACGTAGCACAGCTGCATCAAGTGGCGCTTCAATCTTCTTCACCGACGCGATAGCTTTGTTCTTGGCTTCATCAATAGCCTTCGTTACCACTAGGTACGGGGCTTTGACTTCCTTGTGCTGGTTAGTGATGGCAGTACGCAGCTCAGTACAAGTCTTCTTCGCACCTTCCACCACTGCCTTCTCATCCACATGCACTAGCATTGCGTCTAGCTTCTCGTCTGACCAACCGAACTTCTCGGCAAGCTGCACAATCTGTGCATCGAACTTAGCTAGGGATACGGTTACTTTCTCAGGTTGTAGTACGACTGGTAGTTTCTTCTCTGTCATGATGTGTCTCCTTAAAATACGAATGTGTGTTGCTCTAGGAATGTAGGTAAGTATTCGTTATGAATACCACCACCTAGTATGTGGCGATTCGTGACGCGCCCATCTGCTACACGCACCACCACATAGAGTGAGCGTTCTTGGAAGTCAGCGCCAGTACCAGTCAGTGACCACACCTCACCCACCTTGGGTTGCTTGGGCTGCATTAACGCAAGAGGGAAGTCAAACTCACTGCTACTCTCTGTGATGTCCTCGCCTTCATCATCGAGGATGTAGGGCTGCTTGTTGTCTGGGTTGACGTGTATAGGGTAGCGTTTACCCTCCGTGAAGAACTTAGTTTCAGCGTGAGTGCACACTAGTACACGCCCTTCGTCACGCTCACTGTAGTTGAAGTGGTTAAAACGGAAAGTCATGTTATTTCTCCATGTGATGTTGTTTGTGACAGGCTGCACATAACCAGATAACTTCCAGTGGTTTATTGTAGTCCTCGTGATGTGCATGTGAATCTGGATTACTGCAACGCTCACAAGGTAGACGTGTCAACTTACCATCTCTTACTGCGTTGTTTACTAAGGTGTGTGCCTTGTACTTCTCAGGGTTATCAGCTCTGTACTTCCTCGTGTAATCAACACCCTGTCTGTTA